CGTAACGGCGCGTTTTTGGATTTCTTGCAGGTCTGCTTTGGCCTGCTCCGAGTCCGGCGCACGCATCAAGGCCAGGAATTTTTCACGATGCTCAATCTGCTCTGGTGTCATCTGGGCATCGTCGCCCCCTTCACCACCAGGACGCGATGCACGCTTTGCAAGTTTGTCGAGGTCATCCCGCAGCGTTTTGAGAGATTTCAACTCCTCTGTGACCTTGTCGACCTGCTCGCGAGCCACCGGGTCTTCGGCACCCCGTTTTTCGAGTCCAGCAAGGCGCTCATCGTTTTTCTCCTTGAAGGTCTCAAAGGTGGTCAGGATTTTATCCTGCACCTCTTTGATTTCGAGGATACTGGGCTCGCCGTCGCGGGTTTCGTATGCCCCACCTGCAGCATCAAGCTTCAAGAGGAATGTGAAATGGTCCAGCGCCGCCGCGCCGAGACTAACAGGCGCGCTCGCCAAAAGGACCGCCGAAGCGGTCATCATGAGATGTTTCATCCCGTTCTCCTTTAGGATTTCATAAGGTTGAGCAGCCGATCGCCACTCGTCTTCAACGATGCCTTCGCGCTTTGAGCATCTCGCTCACTGTCCCGAATGCGTTTTGCGGCAGCTACCATCGCGGCAGCAGCCCGATTAGAATACCCACCTTCGTCGCGAAGGTTGCATTCAAAGTTTTTCCAGTCCGAAAGACCAGATATGTCATCAATCGATTTCACACCCGATACTCGGGCTGAGCCATTTGCTGGAAAGGTCACCAAAGAGCACTCCCAGAGATCGATTTCGGTCAAAGTCCGGACTTCTTCATCTTCGTCGTACTCTGACTTTTTGGGCATGAACCCGATCGACAAGCCATTGATGGCACCAGCCTTAAGCAAAGCGTGTGCTTCACGCCCTCCTGGCACATCAAGGGTCAGCTGCCCTTTGACAAACAGGCCCTTTTCGTCTTCGCGCATATCCACGTAGACACCAATCGGTTGCCGGGCGTCATGCTGCCACAAAAGCGCGGGCAATGTTCCTTGCGCCCGGTGCTCTGCAAGGCTTTCAGTGAATGCGCCAGGCGCAACAACTTCTCCATAGCTGTCCCTGACGCCAAAAACCGACCCGTAGCCTTCGAATTGGCCGTCATCGGTCATTTGCTTTTGCTTCAGTGGAACAGTCGCTGTTCGCTGGTGTGGCGCGCTCTTGACCTCAAGCTTGCGGTTCATCGTCTTCTCCTTTTGGCTTGACCGTGCTGGCGATCGGCTCGCGCAGAACATCGCCCCCCTCAATTGGCTGCAGTCCAGCCGCTATTCGCACTTCGTTCTGGGTCATAAACGGAACACCACCACCCAGGCCCAACGCCTTGGCGAAATACTCGCCACGGTCCTTCAATGTTGCCGTTTGAAGCTCTTGGTTGGCGAATTCTATGAACAGTGGACCCGCCCCATCGAGAATGAACTCATCGACCTTCTGAACCCAGTTCTCTTGCCATTTCCGTTCAGTCTGACGGCTGTGTGCCGCAAAGAACGCTTCTGCGCTCGCGTAAGTCGCGGCCTTGTCCGAGTGGCCGACCATTTGAGGGAAAACGCCAAAGCCCCTGCAAATCTCTTCGACCTGCATTTTGCGGGTTTCAAGCAGCTGATTGTCGACAGAGGACATCGAAAGAGCTTGATACTTCATTCCGTTATCCAAAACCGCCGTTCTGAACTTCTTCGTTCCGGTGGTTACCGCGCCCCAAGCGCTCTTCAAGCGATCAATGGCCTCTTTGCTCAGGCTGTTTTCTGTTGAAAGGATACCTGATGCGCGACCGCCATTCTCATACAACTTGGAGGCATTGGATTCCGCCGCAATGGAAAGCCCGATTGATCGGGAAAGCTGCCGGACGGCATTCATTCCACGCACTCGATCCCATGAACGATTGCGAAGATGGAAGATGTTTTCTGGACTCACCCGCGCAATTACACCCCACTCATCCGCGATGGTGTAAACGCGCTCGTATCGCCCCCTATCCTCGATCGTAACCATGTAAGGCAGCACTGGGATCAGCTCAGAAATCTCGCCGTTCAATACGTTCCTTACGGGGACGGCAAAGCCGTCTCCAGTCAAAGCCGCGTGCATCGTCAGCGTTTCTCGAAACTCCATCGACGTCTGCCATTCGTTTGGACGCCGGTTCAAAAGCCGATAGATAGCAAGGTCTCGGGCATGTTCTTTCCGGCCACTGCCCAAGTCACGCATGACATGCATCGGCGGCACCGAACAAGCGTCCGCGATAACACCAACGCAAGCAAGGACGGTCGTTTCCTGCAAAGCTGTCCGCTCGGACACAACCTCTCCCGCTTCAGTTCTTCCGCCGAAGCCATCTATCTCAGCAGCGACCTGATCAATTGTTTTGCCACGTCGCCTAAGAAATTCGAACATCAGAGCACCACCAGCTCAAGATCATCGAGATATGAAGAACCACTGGCAGCCGCAGCAACCGGGTTACGGCTCATCAACATGACGGCGTTGAATGCAGCCATGAGCGGATCAATCTTCGCCAACCCCGATCGCTGTTTGGTCACCATTCTGGCATTCCCCCGTAGTTCGGTTTTTGCGTTTCCGACACACCAAGCCATCAAGGGCTGGGCACAATGATGGAATGACCCTTTCTTGAGTTTGCGTGGCAAACCGTTGATGGCCGCATTCAGCTTGTAACCTTGGCTGACTGGTCGAACCTGCTCATCTGTGAGGCCGCGCGTTGCAAGGGCATCGACAATGTCAGCGACCCCTTCTGGATCAAGCCCAATTGCCGCATTGTCCGGCAAGAGCCCTGCATCCAGCAATTGCCCACAGATATCTGCGACAGATTCGATATCAGCGCTGACATCGTCACAGATCACCAAGTCACCGAAATCATCGAAATCCTGCAACCGCTCGGCAATTTCCGGTCTGCCCTTCAGCACGTCATTCTGCACCCAAGCTTTTGCCCACAACATCCAGTCGCGTGTTTCACGGTGCCGACCGATGACGGCCAATCCCAACAGATCATCAAGCCCGCCGCCGTCGATGCCGACAACACAAACGTCGGACATGTCCATGATCCCTTCGAGCGTGAGCATTTCATCGCCCTGGTCTTCCCAATAGTCAGCGCCAGCCCACCGATCGGAATGCAGCCCTACGCCAATCTGGATATTCAGATGCTGGGATAGCCAAAGCTGGAGGTCTTCAACCCCTTTGACCTTTGCCTTCCGATACTCACGCTCCAACAAGTCGATGAAGACAGACCTTCCAAGGTTCGGCAGAACCATTGGCCAGAATTTCGGATCGAGGAACGGTCTGGTTTTGTCCGCCTGCATTTCCTCCGGGAACTCGTACAGGACAGCCAAAAGGCCCTCCGAAGGCGTCGTTCCATCACGAACGGCGCGCGCATTGTTCAACTCAGTCCGAAAGATTCCGGCTGGCTCTTCCACAGACTGTGTCGTGATGAACACCAGTAGGCAGTTCGGCTTGTTCATCCCGCCTCTGATCTGACCGATCACCTTCTTCGCATAGCTGCGAGAAGACATCAGGTGCAGCTCATCAATGATGGCAAAAACTGGGATACTCCCAGTGACCACGCTCATATCAAATGATTTGACCAGCAGTTTGGCTCCAGTCGGGATAAAGGTCACCTTTTTTAGATGGTCCTGAACATGAAAAAGCTTCTTCAACACAGGGTCTGCGTCGATCATTCCCTGAACCTGACCAAAACAGGTTTCCGCAACGCCCTGGGTTGGACCGATGATGACCATCTTCGCATTCGGGATGGTGTTGACCATCAGCGCGATAAGGCCGAGCGCCGCAGAATTTGTGGTCTTCGAGTTCTTCTTTGGGACCAGGAGAAACAACTCACTGATACGGCGAAGCTTGGTTTCTGGATCGATGCAACCGAACAGCGCACGAATGATATCACGAAACCAATCTGCCCCAACTTCTCCCAGCGTCGGCTGGCCTGCGACATCGGGAAGTCTCAGTTGATCAAAGATGCGCACCGCAACGTCGGCCTGTTCGTGATCGATCTCCAAATCTGGCATCGGCGTTTCGCCAGCCTTCAGTTTTTCGACCCAATCAGGGCAAGAAAGATCACCATCGAAAGGCATCAGTGAACCTCTTTGCTTTCGCTTGCATTCGACAGGAAATCCCAGCTTCCTTCTGGCTGCGCATCCATCTTGCGCTTGGCTTTCACACCCAGCGGTTTGGCGTTTGGTTTCTTCTTGCGAATATCGCTCGCAAGGCATTCCAGTTCGGCCTGCTTAACGATCTTCGTTATCTCTTTCATGGCCGACACCGAACCTGCTTGCGCGGCCTTGTCGAGTTGCAGCAGCGTTCGCCCACGCGCTTCGCTCAGAGCGGCAAGCTGGGCGTTTCGCACGGTCAATTTCTTAAAATAATGCTTGTTCAGCGTGGGGATACTGATGCCCAACTGTGCCGCAATCTCAGGCTTCTTCATGCCGGACACGAGTAACCATCTGACCTTGTTCACATTTTCAGCGGTAGGGATGTGCCCTGTTGCCCCAGGCTTACCACGCCCCTCCGGCACAGGGTCTCCCAACAAGTCAAATTCCATGGACAACAGAAAAAAATCTCCGACTAGGTGGGGGACGGTTTTTTC